TGATTTAGTAATAATTGACGAAGCACACGTTTGGATTCACAATAAACTGTTTGACTTTTGTAAAAAAGAATGTAAATTCTTAGGAGTTACAGCCACGCCAGTACGTTTAAAAAGAGTTTCTTTTATGGTTGGTAATGATGAGTGGACTAAAGAAGAACTTATGTCAGATGTATATGATGACATAGTTACTGGAGTTCAAATAGATTATTTGATTGAAAATAACTTCTTAGTTGATGAGGAAACATATACTATAAAAGTTGATTCGTCAACTCTTAAAACTGATTCTACAGGTGAGTTTACAAATGATTCTATAAACAATACATTTGCAAATGAAAAATACAGTATTGATGTACTTAACCAATACAAAGAGATATGTATCGGTAAAAAGACAATGATATTTACACCAAACACAACTATTAATCTTAACCTATTTGAACTTTTTATAGAAAATGGGTTTAACTGTAAAATGTATGATTCTGTTAACTCAAAAAAACAAGAACGTAATTCAATAGTACAATGGTTTAGAAATACTGAAAACGCTATTTTATTTAATGTTTCATGCTTTACAAAAGGATTTGATGTTCCAGACGTTGAAGCTATTATATTAGCACGTCCTACGGCTTCATTAAGTCTTTTTATACAAATTGCGGGACGAGGTTCTCGTACTACCGATAAAATATATAAAGACCGTTTTATTTTTATTGATGGCGGTGGTAATGTGGAACGCTTCGGGTTATGGTCTGCACCAAGAGATTGGGAAAAGATATTTTTCAAAGGATTAAAACCTCCAAAAATAAAAAGTGAAGTTTTAGAAAACCCTAAATTTTGTAAAGAATGCGACTTTATAATGTCACGTGGCGATATTATTTGTCCAAATTGTGGACATGAAGAAGAAATTATACAACGAAAAGAAAAGGAATCTATAAAAGAAGTTGAGCGAGTTAAGATAATTTTACCAAAAGCTGAAAATATAATCCGTTACACTATTTCAAAAGCAGAGGATAAATTTTTCGCATTAAAAGTTTTAGATAATCTAATCCTTAATTTGTTCATTTCCACAAAAATAACTGCAGGTAATTTTGAAAATACTTTAATAAATGGAAATTATATAAAAAAAATGAACGAAATTTACCGTCCACAAGTTCGTAAAATATTATTTTCAGAATTAAACTCAAATTCAAATAGGACATATCAATATCAATTAGAAATATTAACTAAAAAAATAAAAAAGCATTATGGAATATAAGTTTTCAAAATATCCAAACAATAAATCAATTGATAAAGTTGATATTGATTTACAACAATACATTACGATTATTAAAACAGGAATGAACCAAGATTTAGTTTTAAAAGCTCGTGTTTACAAAAGCAAAGGAGATAAAAAAAGCTACGATAATCTAAAAAACACTTCACCTGCGATTATAGGAAGTGCCGTTATGAATGATGGTAAAAAAGAAGCCACAAACATAAATTATCTAAATGGATTAATTGTTATTGATATTGACACTAACGTTACAAATGAACTATTAAATTCATTAAAACAAGATAGATATTCATTTGTAATTCATCGTTCTTTTGGTGGTGAAGGAATATGTATTTTTGTAAAGATAAACTCCGATAAATTCTTAGATTCTTTTAACGGATTAGCTGATTATTATTTTAAAAAATATGCAATAGTAATTGATAAGAGTTGTAGCAATCCAAATAGGCTTAGATATTTATCTTTTGACCCTGATTTACAATTAAACGAAAAGAGTGCAAAATTTATAGCTAAAAACCCAAACCAATATAAAGAGGTAAAAGAGCAAAATTTTGTATTCACTAATTCAGATTTTGATAATATTTTAGACCAAATAAAATTAAGAAGTATTGATTTATGTAAAGATGATTATCATAGATATATGCGTATTGGATTCGCTATATTTGATAAGTTTGGACAATCCGGACTTACTCACTTCGATTTTATTTGCTCATTTGGATTGAAATACAATTATAAAGATGTAGAAAAGCATTATTCTAATTTTTCAAAAGATGGACAAATAACAATAGCTACTTTTTATCATTATTGTAAAGAAGAGGGAATTGATATTTATACACAAAACACAAAGGATGTTATAAATTCCGTAAAAGTTCAAAAGAGTCAAGGCACACCCACAATAGAAAGTGTAAAAAAGCACCTGCAGGTTATTAATCCCGATATTGAAATAGACGAAAGTTTAATCGAGTTCTTAATCGATAGCAAAAAAGACTTTTCAAAAGGTTTAAATGAAAATGAAAGTAACATACAACAGATTGAAAAATTTATCCTTGAAGCATACCAACCACGAACAAATAATTTAACAAATGAAACGTACTTAAATACAGGCGATAGGTTAGACGATAAAAAACTAAATAATATTTATATAGCTGCAACAAAGTTTTTTGATTTTAGCGTATCTAAAAACGATATTAGAGATATTATAAACTCTGATTTAGTTCCGCACTTCGACCCTATAAAAAAATACTTCCAAGAAAACAAAAACGATAACACAAACGCAATTGACTCTTACGTAAATTGTATTTCGCCAAAAAATGAATATAATAATTGGGCTTTCAAAAAATGGATTGTTGGTGCGGTGCATAATTGGGTTAGTGATATATACGAGCCTAAAGTATGTCCTTTAACATTGGTATTATGTGGACAAAAGCAGGGTACTGGTAAGACTTCATTTTTTCGTGAACTACTACCTATTGAACTAAAAGACTATTTAGCAGAAACAAAAATAGACTTAAATAATAAAGATAGTATTTTTAATTTGACTAAGAATTTAATCGTATTAGATGACGAGTTTGGAGGTTTAGCGACACGTGATGTAAAAGATTTTAAGAAAATGGCAGATACAAATATAATTGATATGCGTTTGCCTTACGGTTCTATTTATTCAAAATTCAAACGTAGGGCATCATTAGCAGGGACATCAAACGAAAATAATATCTTAAAAGACGTTACAGGAAATAGACGTATTTTACCGATTACAGTTGATAAAATAGATTACGATACAATGCTTTCAATTGATAAAGATAGTCTTTGGTTTGAAGCATTCCAATTGTATAAAGAGGGTTTTGATTGGAAAATATATAAAGATACCGATGTGGACTATTTAAGTGCAAATACGTTATCAAATATTGATGTAATGCCTATTGAAGAACTTTTCTTTAATTTCTTTTCCTTGACTAAAAACGATTCATTTACCGAAAGAAGAATTATAAATCAAGGTGAAGCAATGAATTATATAAATATTAATACTGGGATTAAAGCGACAAAATTTGATATTAAGGACATTTTTGTTAAAAACAAAATGGTTTATAAATCATTTAGAATTAATGGAATTGTAAAAATAGGGATTGAAGTATGGCAAAAATATGAGTTTGTTATGCCTAAAAATGATGAGGAACAGCATTTTTTGTAATTAAAAGTGTAATGTTGTAATGTTTTTGTAATATTTAAATATTACACCTTAAACCCTATATCCATTAGCCTTATAGCTATTTGTAATTTGTAATATATAAATATTATATTTTAATGTATGAGAGTATGGAAATATAATATATAGCGTTTTTTAATTATATATAGTTTTATCTATAGGTTTATGATAAAAGAAATATTACACATTACAAATTCGCTTAAGCCCTATAAACATTGACAAAATAGTGTAATGTTTTATTAAAATGTAATCTTAAAAATTAAAAATATGACTGAACAACAACTACAAAAAGATATTTTCAAGTATTTTCACAATAAATATTGCTTAAAAAATCATAATCCAAGATGTAAAATATTCGCAGTACCAAATGGAGGACATCGAAATATACTCGAAGCAATCAATTTAAAAGCAACAGGGGTTGTTTCTGGGGTTTCTGATATGATTATACTACTTCCTAATAAATGCTTGTTTATAGAGCTTAAAACCGAAATAGGAAAACAATCCGAAAATCAAAAGGATTTTGAAAATGTAGTAAATAATTTAGGGTTTGACTATTTTGTAATTAGGTCGCTAAATGAATTTATAAATATAATTGATACTTATGGCATTAAAGAAACCTAAACAACCAACAATCCAAGAACTTGAAGCAGAGAAACGTAAGCTTCTACAAGGTGGGAATCCTAAAAGACTTAAAGAACTTATAGACTACCTTGATTATTTTTACTACGGGATTAAAAAAAATAATTAAAATGTATTGATTATCTAAATATAATAACTATATTTGCGTATAACTTTAAAACTAAACATCATGAGCAACGTCGAACGATTCTACCAATGGCTACAAAAAACAGGTAACATATACCTAGCCGACAACGAACAAGTTACTAAAGCGTTCCGTAAAATAGCATTAAAATGATATATCTACTATCATCATTCATCGTAGGAATGTCTTACGCTTTCTACAGAACAGTAAAACAATGCGAAAAACTACGCAAACAAAAAGACGAACTTTTAAAAGATAATATTAATCTAATAAAAAAACTATCATGATTACATCAATAAACTATTATAAAGTGCTTTTAAACGTCGATTATGATATGAATGGTACTTACTATCCGGAAACGAGATATAATCCAGCAGAATACCCTGATTTGATTGTAAACGGTATTTATGTTGGAGATAGTAATATCGATATTCAAAATATACTGTATGAATCTCAAATTGAGGATATAATTGAGTTAATACAGCAATGAAAAGAGAAATTAAACTATTCATAGGAACAATTGTAATAATATTGTTCCTATTTTCAATATTTTTACTTACTTTTGTTGTATGGCATTAGGAAGACCAAAAAAAATAGAATCACCCGAAAAACTATGGGAATACTTTTTATCTTATAAAAAAGAGGTAAAAAGCATTCCTTTTTTAGTTAAAGACTGGGTTGGAAAAGACGCTAACGAGATATATCGTGAGAAAGAAAAACCGCTAACTATCGAGGGTTTCGAGAACTATCTTGAAGATAAAGAGATAATCGGAGATTTAAGTCATTACTTCGCAAATACACATAACGCATACACAAATTTTTTAACTATCTGTTCACGTATCAAACGAAATATTAGACAAGACCAAATCGAGGGAGGCATGACAGGTATGTATAATCCAAGCATAACACAGCGTTTAAACTCTATTCGAGAGCTTACCGATATTACTTCTGGTGGCGAGAAGATTACTTCAAACGATATTAAAATAGAGATTGTAAAGCCTATTGAATAATGCAGGCTACTATTGTATTTGAAAAGATATGGGATGCTATAAATGCTAAAAACCCTGATGGTAGTAGGAAGTATAAATATATTATCAATACAGGTTCTTCACGTTCAAGTAAAACATATTCAATACTACAAACACATTGGATAATTGCTTTGTCAAAACCTAATTGTAGGATATCAATTTGGAGAGAAACAAAAGCCGATTGTAAGATGACAATCTTAGCCGATTTAAAAAAGGCTGTTACTACATTCCCAAATATAGAATTAGTTAACTTCAATAAAACTGAATCAATATACACTTTCTCAAACGGTAGTACTATTGAATTTATGGGAGGTGATGAGGAAAACAGGGTGCATGGTTTTCAAGGTAATGTAGCACATTTAAACGAGCCTTATAAGTTTGGTGTAGATGCTTTTAATCAAATTGATATGCGTTGTAGTGACTATTTGATAATCGATTGGAATCCTAAGAACAAGCATTGGATTGATGAATTAAGCAAAAGAGATAATGCTATTACTATTCATTCTACGTTTAAAGATAATCCATTCATTCCCGAAGAACAAAAGAAGAAAATACTATCTTATGACCCGAGTAACCCTTACAATGTAGAGCAGGGTACTGCGGATAATTATATGTGGCAAGTGTACGGATTAGGATTGAAAGCGGAGAAACCTAACAGGATATTTAAAGGGTGGAATACGCTTATAGAATCAGACTTTTATAAACTACCATATCAAAGCTACTATGGATTGGATTTTGGTTTATCGGCTCCTACTGCCTTAGTGGAAATGAAATTCGACGGTGATGAAAACTACTTCTTTCACGAGAGATTATACTGTCCTTTGAATGATATTAAAGGAAGTTTAGCGGATGAGTTTGAACGTT